ACCAGACTCTAATGCAGCATTGAAAAGTGCCTGAGCACCCTGAAAATCTGTAACCGTTTGAGTTTCTTGAATTGCTATTAACTGATGTTTAGAAAAATTAGACACATCGTTCATACGTGTTTTTAATACTTCTAATCGTTTAAAATATGGGATTTCAGACTTACCTGCCTTGAATTCATCAAGAGGGATTAAGTCCCATGCAATGAGACGAACCCTGTTTGCTTCAGCAGAAGTTATCTTTCCCTTTACTGCTTTGTTCAATATTCCATTCCCAGTCTTACGGTCTAGAACTTCATTTAGTTGTTCATCAAGAACTACTAACTCGCCATCAATAACTGCTTCCCTAAACTGGTCAATATTATCTGCTGTCGGTGAAGAGTAGAATATACCACGAATATACTCATCAAAATGCCCGAGTAATTCGATCTCTTTACCATTCCTAGATCGGATCTCAACATTGCCGTTTGCATTCATAATAATGTTTGCACGCATACCATCAGACTTCAATTGAACGATAGCAGGGTATTTGATAGACTTAAAATTCTTCTCATTATATGAAGATGCAAGCATACAAGGATATACGTCAATAAACCCTTTACCAAATACCTTGTTAGCAGTAGAGGTGGATACTCCACACTTTAAATCCTTTGCTATAACTCGTTCTATAACTTCAGAGTCATCATCCGTCAAGTTTTTCAAGATGTCAACCAAGTGGTCGCGAGCTGCATGCCCAGTGACTGCCCTTGTGGATAGTTTTTTGAGTTCTTCCAATCCCCAATCCAAGGTCATATGAAATTTGTCAACCATAGGATCTTTTTTATATTCAGGAATTTGCCTGATGTAATATTGAGTGTATGGGTCCAGTGCTGCATGAATGGTCGTCTTCAGCAATTCGTTTTTTGAATTGTCTTCCAACACCTTTATCTTAAATAGTCTGGAGTTATCACTTTCTAGTTCTGTTAATATGTCATAAATCTTTATCATAGTACCTATTATACCCTATTTTGACTAAAAAGTAAAGCGATATTTACGATAAAAGATGCTCATAGCATTCATACGCAAACCACATAGCAAAGGCAAGGTATGCCCAATATCCAAACTTGAAGATATATTTTTTAATTTTACTATCTTTAGCAAACATATAAATCGAGATTGCTACAATCGCAGCAAAAGATGCTGCTAACCAACTTGCGTTCGCATTTAAAAAGAGATTGCTAAAAATCTCAAAACTTTCTCGACCATATATAAAGAATGCGGTCAAGAATAATACTGTCGCACTTGATTGACTAATATCGTCAACGTGTTGCTGAATGTGTTGAAGAACTTCTTTATTCTTAACAAAAAGATAGAAGAACAAAGAACTAAGAATAGCATACATCAACCATTCATAATCTTCTAAAATATCATGTAAGAAATAAGCAGATAATAACCCACCAACCAAACCAAGACTTCCGTAGACCATTATGGTCGGTCTATGTACCTTTGTTTGCGAAATTAACAATGTAATAAACGCAATCTCTAAGCACTCAATTAGTGTTATAACAAAACTTGTAATCATTTAAAAATCTCCTATCACTTCCATTAAATTTTGTAACTTATTCATTACGAAATAGTTATATAACTTTTTTCTAGCACCTTTCGGTTCTCTCTTAAATCTATTCAGAATATCGTTTATCAGCAACTCAGGGACTTCATCAAATTGAGTCAACTGCGAATTCCGTTTCCATCGTTCTGCCATCTCGGCATTAGTACAAATTTCTTCTGGATTTTGAGTCAACCAAACCTCTACTTTCTTTTTAGAAACTGGAGTTTGTCTAACCCCTTCTACAAGACAATCATCTGCTGATAAGAAATTAGGAATACCATCACCATGGTCACCACGGATAATATGTTCTTTGGCATAACCTATTGGGTCAGGATGACGAACCCATTTATGTTGCATAGGTGAATATTGCTTAACATTCTTGTACTTATGAACCTGTATAAAATCCTTATCACTGGACAGAATCAATATCTTCTCTTCCATGTGCTTATACTTGGTCAATACACCAATGACATCATCTGCTTCTGCACCCATGACATCAATTAATTTATATGGGAAGTTCTCTTCTAATTCAGATCTGATTTTGTCAAACCATTTAAAGATAGCAGGCCAATCAAATTTGGAATCATCACGTGCTTTCTTACGACCATGCTTATAATTAGGAAACACATCACGTCTCCAGTAATGCCTAGAATCAATACACAATACCAACTCACCATAAGTTTTATAATACTGTTTTCGATACGACCTCAATGTATTTAATATCATGTGTCGTAATAAATCTTCACTTACATCGTCTTGAGACTTGGCATGTGCCATTAAACCACCAACCATTAATTGACTAAAATCTACTAATATCATGAGTAATCTCCATTTAGAACTTCCTGTAAGAAGTTCCTAAATTCCTTCATATTTCTAATCTTCAAATCTTCAACAACAAAATCAACATCACCCATTTGGAATGATATGTATCCAATTTCAAGACAGACTTTATCAATCTTCTGAGCAGCTTTCTTTGCCTTTCCTACCTTTCTGTTGTTTTGTTTTTTAGTTTTTTGTTCTTCTGCAGGTATTTCATCTAAGAATTCCATTTAAATTGCCTTTAGTTCCTCAATGAATTGTTCGTTAACATCAATCTTTTTCCACTCATCTATTTGGGCATAAACCTCTGCACCGTGACTTTTTAGTTTTGCCAATTCATCTTTGCATAATGAATACATAGGCAAACGAATCAATACATCTATAATTTCAGGGTTAAATTTCTTAACAAGAGCATCCCTGATTTGCTGTTTGTTTTTGTTTTTAAAGTTTAAATCACCATTGAGCATCATTTCAATAAACTTGATTTTTGATAATAATATATCAAGTTCTTCCGATGCCTGTTTTAATAACCATGCATATCTTTCAGTGTATTTTGTTACCCTGTAATCAACGAAGTCTTTAATAATCTCTAATGGATTATCGTAAACTTTCAGTTGGTGATTATGGTCAATAACAGTTAAGTTTTGATTTAACTTTTTTCTTAACTTGAATGTATAGATAATTTGAGCATTTGTTGGTTTCTTGCCACGACGCTTAAGGGTTATATCAAAATTGAACCCTGAGGCATCACATTTATCAACATATGAAACTATTGTGTTATCCATCTCAAGTTTATCAAGTAGTGTCACATAAGACTCACGAGTGAATCCTACAGGCACTTCAGTAATTTGTAGTTTGGTTGTTCCTTTTAATTTAAAGACACCTGTACAATATGAGTCACCGTTTATCTCTTCAATCTTACCACCAAACTCTGGATAAGAAGGAAGCAGTTTCCGTTTACTAATGTCTTTACCACTCAAATGAGCAGTACATAATTTCGCCAAGACCTTTGGGTTATATGGTTGTATCTCGGTAGCAAATCCAACTGCTATGCCCTTAATACCATTAACTAATACCCAAGGGATTATTGGCAGGTAAAATGCAGGTTCTGGATCTTCTGGATCGGCAGAGTGGTCTGCGACCATAGTATCCGCGAAATAATTCTCAAAGTTCTTATGAGTCCTCACATATGTGTAACGTGCTGCAGCAGCTTCAGGAACAAGACGACTACCAAATGAACCTTCACCAGCAAGTAGTGGAACATTGTTAATAAATGGTTGAACCATTTTAGTGATTGCTTCGTTAAGACTGGCATCACCGTGATGATAATTTGCCTGACTAATAACATTACCACTCAACGATGCTGTTTTAATTCTAGAGTTCTTTGCCGTTTTAAGAGCAGTATATAAAATCTTACGTTGAGATGGTTTAAGACCATCAATCATATGAGGAATCGCACGAGAATAAAGAACATATTTCGCATAGTCCTTATACTGTGTGTCAATTAACTCTGTTACCATCATTTTCATTTATTTCAGGACTCCTTCTTCATTTTTCTAATTTTAGTGACCTTTTTAATCATACCTTTTGGAATCTGCTGTATCGTGCCAACAGTATGATCAGTCCTCACGGTATCGGTCAAATACATACACAAATCATCATCTAGGAAATGAATCCCATATGTCTCAAAATAATCATTCTGAATTGGTAAATCATCTAAATCGTGCCATCCCTCAGCATAGACGCAGGCATCTAACCACTCTACCTTGACAAGCCAGAGAGGAGGATGTTTGTGTTGTTCGGGGTGCGCACAAGTTTCACATGTAAAATCTTTCATATATTATCTCATTAACCATTTTTTTCGTGGAAGGGAATCTCTGCCAAATACTGTTTCTAAACTTTTATCTCCGTTTGTATCATATTCAATAACTGAATACACTGGGTTATTAATCATTAAATCATATTCTTGAACACTCAAAGAACCAAGTCCTTTGTTATATTCTATTTTCCAGTCGTCATCAAGACCTGCAGCAGCAAAATCTCTCAGGTCATAAAACCGTTTGACTTGCCTTTTCTTCTTTGCGATGACGATTGGAGACTTGATGAATAATATACGTTCATCATCAAACAAGTCTTTCCAGTTAGAAAAGAAGTTTACAAGTAATGCTGCAATAGAGAACCCATCAAAGTCCGAATCAGCAAGAATACCTATACGACCATAATTGAGGTTCAATGCAGGTTCACCAAGTTCTAGTCCAATAATGCTCATCAGTTCGGACAATTCCTTATTCTTCATTATATCATTTAACTTGATTTGACGAACATTCTTAACCTTACCACGTAGTGGAAATCCACCGTGAATAGCAGTTTGGCGAACATTAATCAAGTTACTGATAGCAGATTGTCCTTCCGTTATGAACAGAATCTTATCTTCTACATTCTTACCATTAGCACTTATATGATTGGCAACCTTCTTTCTCTTTGCTGCTTTTGATGCCTTTTTCAATGCA